ATAATTAGATACAAATTTCAATAGGTAAATTATGGCAAGTATAATTAAAACAGATAACATACAAAAAGTTTCAGACGATTCTAACATCATTAAAAAATGTGGATCAACAATTACAATAGGTTCATGTGGAGCTTCTGTTGCTTTAGCATCAGGCGCAACGCAGACAGGTTTTGGTACTCCAACTTCATCAGTATTATGGTGTACAACAGCAAAGACTTCTCCTTTTACAGCAGCAGATAAAGTAGGATATTTTGTAAATACAAGCGGTGGAGCTATTACAGTTACACTTCCTGCATCACCAAGTGCTGGAGATGTTGTAGCTATAAAAGATTATGCAAATACTTTTCAAACTAACAACCTTACTGTTGGAAGAAATTCATCAAAAATCGGTGGTGAATGTTTAGATGCAACATTAAGCACAGAAGGTGATTCTATAACATTAGTTTATGTAGATGCAACAAAAGGTTGGTTAAATATACAAACAGATGATACTGTTGTAGGACAATCATTTGTTGCAGCAACAGGTGGTACAGTTACTACTTGTGGAGATTTTAAAATTCATACATTTACTGCAAGTGGTTGTTTTGCAGTTTCAAATGCAGGCACTTCTTCAGGATCAAACACAGTAGATTATTTAGTTGCAGCTGCTGGAGGTGGTGGAGCAGTTGGTGAATGGGGTGGAGGCGGTGGAGGTGCTGGTGGTTATAGAGAATCATCAGGCGCTGCATCAGGATCTTATTCAGCTTCACCTTTAGGAGCTTGTGTATCAGCTTTACCAGTAGCTGTACAAACTTATCCAATTACAGTTGGAGCAGGAGGAGCAGGTGGTACTGCTAATCCTTACGCAACGAATGGTGATGGAGATAGTGGTTCAAATTCAGTTTTTAGTACAATTACATCTGCTGGTGGTGGAGGAGCAGGTGGTGGTAATCAAGCACCAGGTCCAGTAGGATCAGGTAAAGCAGGTGGTTCAGGTGGAGGTGGATCAGGACCAGGAGGCGGTCCAGTATCAGGTGCAAATCAAGGTGCAGGTAACACACCACCAGTAAGTCCACCTCAAGGAAATTCAGGAGGAACTTCATCTGGTGAAGGTGGTGGAGCAGGTGGCGGAGCAGGTGCAGCAGGTAATCCCTCACCAGGAACAGGTATTGGTGGAGATGGAGGTAACGGAGTTGCTACTTCAATAACAGGTTCATCAGTAACAAGAGGTGGTGGTGGAGGAGCATCAGGTGATCCATCTCCTAGTTATCCAGGTTCAGCAGGATCAGGAGGCACTGGTGGTGGTGCTTCAGCAGTTGATCCTTATCCAGGCACAGGTGCTGCAGGGACAACTAATACAGGAGGTGGTGGAGCAGGTCAAAATTCAGGTGGAGCATGTTCTCCATCAGTTGGAGGAGCTGGCGGTTCAGGTATAGTAGTAATAAGATACAAATTTCAATAGGATAAATTATGAGTACAATTAAAGTAAACACAGTAACAAAAAGAACAGGCAGCACACTTACATTAGGTGAGTGCGGTGCAACAGTACAATTAGCAACTGGTGCAACACAGACAGGTTTTGGAAGAACAGGGACCGTTGATTGGTGTACGACAGCTAAAACAAGTCCATTAACAGTTGTTTCAGGAAATGGTTATTTTATAAATACAACATCAGGAGCTGTAACTGTTACACTTCCTGCATCACCTTCAGCAGGGGACATTGTAGCTTTAAAAGATTATGCAAATACTTGGGATTCAAACGCAGTAACTCTTTGTAGGAATGGTTCAAAAATAAATGGTGAGTGTAATAACGCAGACTTAAATACAGAATCACAGTCTGTAACTTTAATTTACGTTGATGGAACTAAAGGTTGGCAAGATATTCACGATTCAACTTCTGATATAACTGGAGTTCCAAGTTTTATTTGTGCAACAGGTGGAACAATAACTTGTTGTGGTAATGATAGAATTCATACTTTTAATAGTGATGCAAATTTTATAATTAATACAGCACCAAATCCAGCAAACAATAATGTTTCATATGTGGTAGTTGCAGGAGGTGGAGGTTCTTCTATTGGCGGAGGAGGAGCAGGAGGTTTTAGAGAAGGTAAAACTCCAGCAACTTCATACACAGCTAGTCCATTAGTAGCACCAGCAGGTTTACCAGTTAGTGTTCAAACTTATCCAATTACAATAGGTGGTGGCGGAGCAGGTGCTGCTATTCCAGGCACAGCTGTAGCAGGTTCAAATTCAGTTTTTAGTACAATAACGTCTGCAGGTGGTGGATTAGGTGCAACAAATAATGTTACAGGTGGAAATGGTGGATCTGGAGGCGGAGGAGGTGGTGGCGGTGGACCTTTTGCAGGAGGAACAGGTAATACTCCTCCAACAAGTCCAGCACAAGGATTTAATGGTGGTGTTGGTGGAAATATAGCACCAAATAATGCAGGTGGTGGCGGTGGTGGTGCAACAGCTGCAGGAGGAGCAAGTGCCTCAACAGCTTCAGGTAATGGAGGAGCAGGAGCAACGACATCAATTAGTGGATCACCAGTAGGAAGAGCTGGAGGAGGTGGTGGAGGAGCAAGAAATAATCCATCACATACTGGTGGAACAGCTAGTGATGGCGGAGGTGCAGGAAACCCTTATTCTCCAGGAAATGGAACTTCAGGAACTGCTAACACAGGTGGTGGTGGTGGTGGAGCTGGAAGTGAAGATTTTGGTGGAACAGGCGGTGTAGGTGGTTCAGGAGTAGTAATAATAAGATACAAATTTCAATAGTTGAAATAGGTTAACAAATAAGATATAAGGAGAAACATTATGGCACATTACGCAAAATTAGGAGCAAACAATAAAGTTATAGCGGTTCACGTTGTATCTGATGCTGATTGTCAAAACGCTAGTGGTGTTGAAGATGAAGAAGTAGGAAGACAGTTTTTGGAAAGAATCCACAGCTGGCCTCTATGGAAAAAAACATCTTACAATACATCTGGCGGACAACACAAAACAGGCGGAACACCTTTAAGAGGTAACTACGCAGGTATAGGTATGACTTATGATGAAGATAACGATATTTTCATTAGTAAAAAACCTTATGCTAGTTGGGTTCTAAATGTGGCAGAAGCTAGATGGCAATCACCAATAGGTGATGCACCAGCATTATCTGAAGAAGAAACTCTTACTCATAGATATGAGTGGAATGAATCTACAGGTGCTTGGGATAAAGTCGCTAGATAATACACTTGACATTTTAATTAGAGTTAATTACATACTAGATAGGTATGCAAAAGAAAGTATTAACAGAAGTTGATCTTTATACAGGTGAAATTCAAATGCCTAAAGGCTTTGATATTGATCGTGATAAAATAAGAAACGACATCATAGAATCTTACGTAAAACAAAACAGAATTAACACTAATCCACAAGCTTATGCTTTTGATGATTATGTAGTTTCTTTTTCTCAACCTTTACAATGGCTGCAAGATTACGTTAGAGATCATTGGAGAGTTGAGTATGGTAGAACTTTAGTGCAAAAAAATATGCACGGTAATGTTATGCACCCTAAAGAAAAATCTTGGACAAGAGGTCAAGTTGATCCTGTTGATTTAAGAAACTCACCAGACTACACTCTTATTTATGGGGTTGATGTTAAAGAAGGTTCTTCAGAGTGTATTATTGAATATGATGATAACAGAAGAAAAAATAGAACTTGGCACATACCTATAAAAGACAATCACTTTATAATGTTTCCAGCTACTAATAAATATTCTTTCTCACCTAATACTTCTACTGGTTTAAATATAATTTTAACAATTAACTATGAATATATCTAATTATTATTGGTATTTTGAATCTGCAGTGCCCCCAAGGATTTGTGATCTTATTGTTAAGTATGGTAAGTCAGAAAAAGAAAGAGAGATTATGGCCATTACAGGTGGTTATGGTAGAGATAGAGATTTAACTAAACAACCTCTTACTAAAGAAGAAGTAAAAGATTTACAAAAGAAAAGAGATTCAAATATTGTTTGGATGAATGACAAATGGATCTATAAAGAAATACAACCTTACATACATCAAGCAAATACAAACGCAGGTTGGAACTTTGAATGGGATTTTTCAGAGTCTTGTCAATTTACTATATATAAAAAAGGTCAGTATTATGATTGGCACTGCGATAGTTGGGATAAACCTTATATGGAAGAAGGACCAACAAAAGGCAAAATTAGAAAATTATCTGTAACCGTAACATTAACAGATCCAAAAGAATACAAAGGTGGAGAGTTAGAGTTTGACTTTAGGAATTTAGATCCTGATAAAAAACCTAACATTAGAGCGTGCACTGAAATATTACCAAAAGGCTCTTTGGTTGTATTCCCTTCATTTGTATGGCATAGAG